AACCAGGAACCAAAACCATGTTCAGGAAGCATCATGTAACCTCCTAAATCATAGTTCATTGGAACATAATAAGCATTAGAATTAGCACTCTGTCGAGTTGCTAAACCCGGCAATTTAGAATTAGGCATAATATTTTTTATTAGACGGCTGATTCCACCCAGTGCTAAATTAGCAATTTATATAATAACTACCAAATATTTTATCTAATATTATTTATTAGATAACATATAAGAAGTTGTTATATCGTGGGCGACAAACTTCCGTATGTTTGTATTGTTAAATTCAAGTTTAAGTTTCATGTAAGTATCCCTTATCCTTGCATCGGAACGTGACAGAGGATCTCCTGATCCATCCAGAAGAGCTCTTTCGATTGTATGTCTCCAGGTCCGGATCCTGCGCTTTACATTTGATTCTACAACCAGATTCACATCACCAGTATCCTGGTAATCGTTACTTATCCTTACAAGTGTAAAAGTTTCACCAACGATATTTTGTGTAAGATTGTATACTTCTGTCATCCAGTTAAGATTCGAGAATACACAAATTTTATCTTCATCCTGATCCACATCAAGTGGACTTACGATAAGTGTAACCGATGAAGCAGCTCGTGCAGCTCCATAGAAACTACATCTGGAAGCTGACAGATCATTATGTTTGTAAAAATTCAACCTGTCAGATGTACTCAGTATCTTATCCCTATAGTTGATAATATAGACCGGATAATATGTATAAAATGAGACAAACGCTTCAGTAACTTCATTATACGTTAGATTAAACTGTCTGACACTATCTACAAGGTTTACTTCTTTGTAATCAGGATCATGATACAATTGTATCGCAGATAACGTTAAAGCACCGGTAAAGTTTGTCCTGAACCAGCTCTGCATACCTTTCATCAGTGATATTTCCTCTATACCGCTTGTATACTTATACATTGCTTTCTTAATAACATCCACCCAGTACAATCCGTTTTCTGTAACTACAATGTGATCACGATGAGAAATACCGGTATCAGTCTTTTTGTAATCGTATCTTTCAAGGATACCTGATGTACCAAGAGAAAGCTGACCTACACTCTGAGTTTGTATTAATGCTCTATCGTTAATTGCAAGAACTCCAAAAGCTTCCGGTTGGAAATAAAGCATCTGGTTATTTATGTTAATAAGACCTATTAATTCTCCGTATTGAGGTTCTACATCTATGTAAGAATTAGCTCCGAAATTAAGCCAGCTGTCGGATAATTCACCGTTTGTTTTTATTCCTGATGCAAGTATCCTGCAGTCAAATTTTGTACTTGATGTCCAATCAAATGGTCTCGACATAAAAAGCTTTGCAGTATTTTCTTTTGAATAAACAGTATTATATAGATACAAATCAGTAGCCTGAATATAATCATGACCAGGTGTTCCATCATTGTAAGTACCCTGACGTTCACGTATCAGATGTATGTAAGTTGCAGAAGTGTTAGTATGATAACACTGATCCATTCTAAGATCAAGATTAATCGATGTCTCTACAGGAAATATAACAACCTCACTGTTACCAGTAGCTGAATTAAGTTTTCTTCCTGCCTGTTGATAATCAAACATTGATATGTAAGTATCGCCATCAAATACAGGAATAACAGCAGTGTTATTTGTTTGAACTCTACCAGTAGCCATATAGATATTTCTTGATCTTGCCTCATAAGTATTACCACCGTACTGCACATTAAATGCATTCCTGCGGTAATTTACAAGATGTCTGAACTTAGGATCACTGTTAATTCCCTGCCAGTCAGTAATTGCAAGATCACAAACCATGTTGATACCTTTATCAAGATTAATATCAGTTCCTGCCTTATCTCTCATTGAAGCATGATATACAATATTTCCTATAACCATTTCTGCAGTATCCATTGGTACAATAGAACCATTATCTATTAATGCATTATTCTTACTATAGAATTCATCCCCGGCAACCGTTGAACCAGAAGGTGTCATAGGATTGGCAAGCGCAGTAATTCTTTTATATTTCCTTCTTCTTATAGCTCCTGTAAAATCACTCTGATCACTTTCACATATACCTGCAATCTGAAGTTTATCTCCGTACTGTCTTACAAGGTTCTTATTAAACGCAATCTCCGGTGAATTAAAACAGATAAAACTTGTATTCCATATTGCAGGATCATATTCTTCCCAATTTAAAGGATATCTATGAGTGATACTTGTATAGGTTCCTGATACAAGTCCTTGAGCACGAATTGATCTATCATTAGTTTCACGTTTTACTCTTACAATCTGATATGTAAGATCCTCTGCTTCTGTTCCTGTAAGATCAACACTAAATTCAGGATAAAGAATATTCATTTTCATCTTGTTAACAAGTGCATCAAAAAATACAGGAGAAAAATCACTTTTAATAGTTACTGCAGGTACATAAGCTTGAGTAGTTAACTTTGTATAATTAATAGAATCAAGACTAAGACCAATGTATCTGTCAATTGCTATGGTATGAGTACCTATACTATTGTATTCAATGATGATCAGATCGTTTGGAAGATCAACACTTATTATAGTTACATTAAGACTCGCACACGCTGTGGCAACAGCATTTACCACATCATCAATATCGCTTTCATTTGTTGTATAACCATATCCTGTAGGATTAGGATCACCGTCTATAAGTACTTCATATCTACAATCAGAACCAGATGCAAAATCGTTAAATGTAATTGTATCTTGTTGTAAGGTATCACCAGCACCAACAGGATTGTATGTTACAGCATTACCGATAGTACTGATTGAAGGAGTACGAAGATCACCAATCCATTTGACAAAAGACGAACGACCTTTAGTTTCATGAAATACTATACCATAGCGATATACTTCATCCCTTGCAAGACCAAGATACCTTGCACACTGATAAGGAGATGCATAATTATTATATGAAGGGTTATCAGCAGTTCCTTCAGGACCAGTTTTTATATATTGAACACCGGCATAATCATCAAGTTCTACAGTTTTTACTTTGAACTTATAACTTACATGAGGTCCGCTTCCACCAATAGTTGCACCATCAATCTGATACATAAACCGAAAGTTATGGTTACCATCATTATCAATATTATTGAACTTGTTAATAGCATCAAAATCTGTAGGTATAAGAGTCCAGTCAGCAACATCATTTTCAACTACGTGAACACCTGCAGCAGTATAATATTCCCAGGGGTTTATTAGAACATTACTATTGTATTCATAATAATTATCTTCTGTATCATATATTCTGCATCGTTTTCTCAAAGCAGCAACATCCTGATAATTCGGATTATTTACTGGATCGTTAGGAACAGCGCTTGCTCCTGCAAATCTGTAAGCACGAGCATCAAAATCTATATCAAATGAGTTCTCTGTAATGTTCGCAGGGAAAAGAATGTTATCCTTAATAGCAAGTTCTTTCGCTGAGAATAGAAATGTACCGAGAAGTCTTATCTGTTCAAGAGTATAACTTCCAAGATTCTGTCCGGAGTCAACAAACGTAATCTCTTCTCCTAAAGAAGATATATCTTTCTCTTCAATCATCCTTATCTGAGGATCACCCTGCAGAGTAGTATAATGAATAGCAAGTATCCTGATACGGTTGTATCCTGTTGCATCAACGTCTATGGTTCCTATTACAGCCTTGCCGGTATTCACATCTAAAGCAGATCCCTGGTATCCATCCGATGAACCTTGTGATTCTGAATATCCTGTCAGGTTAATAAGATGACTTGCGGGTGAGAATGCGGTCTCGCTTCCATTGAGAGTATAAAGCTGATAGGTATATTGTATCTTTCCGGAGCGCAGGTTCCCTGAACTGAATGATTCTATTTCAGGACGCGTTACAGAAAAGTTGCTTATAACCTCAAGCTTGTCAGAATCAAGGTTTACAAGATCGTTTGTCTGAGCATTGTAAACAGTATTAAGGTGTCTCAGGTTGTTATATCCATCAACCCAGTAAACCTTCTGAACTGTTGCAGATTCGTAGCGTGCTACAGCTCTTATCTTATTAAGTGTTGAAAATCCAAGATGTCCGGTATAAACCAAATGACCACCGCTTTGAACATAAGCAGGATCAAGAGTAAGTGAACCTGCACCTGCAAGAGCATCAATAGTAGCGATTGGAATTTTCCATATCCTATCTTCACTTACAGTATCCGGAGTTCCGGTATTATTTGTGGTAAAGAGTATTAGATCATCTCTCATCAGAGTATGTCCGACAATTCTGTTGTTATTTTCAACAAGAGTAGTAGTAAGCAAATTTACTCTGCGCAGATTACCTAATACGTTCTCTATTGCTCCACTGCTGAGTCCACCCTGTGTAATAGTACGAATGTTATATGCTTCATAGTAATGGGAATTGTCGTATTTGTTCTTCGACGAATCCTGGTCCATTCCCTGAGCAAACGTATTCCGATATGTTATCATGCACCTGAATTATTATGTAAGATTAGTCTTTCCTTGTCTGCCGAATAAGTGAATGATGCATCATGGAAATTAGTATTGATCTTAAGTCGCAGGAACCTGTTTTTAATAGCTTCCATCTCATCTATTGAAGGTATTCTTGCTTTAGTTGATGCAGCACCTATATACCAGTCTCTTTCCTGCTCAAGCTTCTCATAACGGTCCCTTGTAAGTCTTTCCTGCATCCACAAACGAAATCCTATACGTTCTGCAACGTAAGCTTGTGTAGCCATAACAAATTTGATATCATCAGGAATTAAAGGCATTCCCAGGTTGTTTGTTGGAAACGCTTTATAGTTTAATTCTACCTCACCTGTTTCAAAAGATGTGAACATGTAATTCCCGTTGACAGTATAACTATACTGTGATTCTTTGACATATACAGTTTCAGTATCCTTGACAAATGAACTTGACTTGCAGATCATTGGCATCTTAGTATCATAATCTCTTGCAAAAATTATATGATGTAAATCACTTGGTAAACTACCGCGATAATCTACGATTGTAATAGGATCAGGCATTCCTGTATCTCCATTTGTTATCTTATCCACATAAGCATTAGGAGCACCTATTAAAGATATTACATCCCATATCCACTCAATTACTTCATCGTATTTAACCTCAAGATCAAAACCTGTATCGCGATAGACACGTTCGATCACATAACTTACATCAATATATTTACCGTTTAGAGCCATATTGTTTTGGTTTTTGTTCGTAATAATCCGATTCACCGTTAAAGATTGCCTTCGCAAGTTTACGCTTATTCTCTCTGGTCATCACAAGCGAATAGGCACTCTGATTAGGAATCAAGCATGCTGTTTTATCCCAGAACCATTTGCAATTAAATCCATTGAAATGTTTATTCAAATGGAATACAAGTTGTTTGTTTTTCTTTGCTTCAGGATCATTGTTCCATAGTTTGCGTGTAGCAACCCAATCAGGTCTGAGATAACGTTTGTCGATAGTACCATCTTTGTTTATAGTTACCTGTATCTTGCGTTTACGTATACCGAGAGTACCTACTCTGAAAGGCATCATAAAATCCTTTCCTGTAAATGCTATGTCATCTGTAACAGCATCTGCAAAGTCTTTCCATGCATCAACAAATGTGCGGTAGTCAATAGGATCCTGGTTATTCTTTTTATAATATCTGTATATGTGTTCTATTCCAAACTTACTCATTGTGTTATCTGTGTTCCATCATTAGTATTGTCCGGTTGCACTGCTGTCTTAATTCCGAACTTCTCTTTAAAGATTATGTTCTGAATATCATCAGCTATTGACCGGCTTA